AACTTAGTTCGTTATAATATTTACGTTCATCGATCCATTCCACGGAAGCATTAAAAGCATCCTTAGCAGCTTTCTCGGCTTCCTTTGCGGTTTTAGCCGCAGCCTTTTCAGCGGCAGTGACAGCCTTCTCAGTCATTTTCTCGGATGACGCTTCTACTTTAGGGGTACCTTTATCTATACCGATAGCTAAACCAGTGGCAACATTATCGCCTATTTCTTCGAATACTTTGGAAGGCGAACGGGTTTCTAATACGCGTTTAGCCGCGTCAATAGCGGAAGTTGCTAGATTCGTAACGCTCTCAACAACAGAAGATATCTTTTCTTTTATTCCGTCGATGAGACCCGTCACAATATCTCTGCCAATCTCTATAAACTTATCAACAACTTTTAGTAGGGTTTCAACCATGAGAATAACAATTTTTTCTATTAGATTTAGGACCGCATCAACAACCATTTCTCCGTTTCGTTCGACAGCATCAGCGAGCCCGTTAATAAAAGCCACCATTAAATCAAAACCTGCTTGTATGATATCGCCAAGTTTCGCAGTAACACCTTTAATGAAATTTACGATCAGGTCAATTCCAGCCTCAACTACATTTTGAATGTTGGAAGTAATTCCTTTTAAGAACTCGACAACAAGTTTTCCACCAACGTCAAGAATGTTCGGCATATAGTTTAATAACGATTCAAGGAGTTTTGTCAATAACGTTAGGCCCCCATCAACGACGACCGGCGTTAAAGCAACAAGCACATCCACAATAGCTATTACAATTGCCTTTACGGCTTCCGCGATGATAGGTACGCCTTCCCTTAAAACTCTTGCAAACTCAATAACTCCTTGTGCTAGAGTTTTTGCAGCGGAAGGTATTAAACCTATAAGAGCTGTTACGAACGCTACTAATGCTACGGTGCCAGCAGTACCAGCTACCGCTAAGGCCGACAGTCCTGCCGATAATGCTAATATACCACCACCAATCGCTGCAACACCTACGCCTAATAGTGTAATAGCTGCAGCCAACCCTAATATAGCTGGAATTGCTGGTGTTAATAGCGTTGCGGCTACGCCAATAACTGTAAATGCTCCAGCTAATCCAATCAAAGCTATTCCAATCTGCGCTAAGGACATTGACCCAATCGTTTTTAATGCTCCAGCTAATATAATAATTGAGACAGCAAGAACATTAAAAGCAAGGGAATCAACTATTGAACTTGTTTTCGATAGTAGAACAAAAGCGCCTATAATAAGCCCTAAAGAAACAGTTAATGCCGTTAAACTCTTTGCTATTTCTTCCCATGACATGCTACTAAATGCGTTTAATGCTTGTGATAACAGTAGCATAGCGCCAGCAACATCCATCAAAGCAAGTGATTTTATAAAAATATCTTTAGGTAGTGCTATGAGAGCCAATGTCACAATACCAAGAGCTGAGCCTAAGGATATCAATCCTCTGCCCATTTCTTCCCATGACATATTACCCATCTTTATAATAGCAGCTGCAAATAGGTTCATAGCAACACTAAGAATAGTTAAACTAGCGGCTGTTGCGATTACATTTTTAGCTTTACCGGCAACTTTTATAAACATCGCAATAGAAGTTAACATAACCGCAAGTCCGGAAAGCCCTTTAACCAAATCACCAAGATTAATACTGCTTAATTTCTTTACTGCATCGGCTAAGACAGTTATAGCAGCTGCTAAAAGTAGAATTCCAACACTTTTTATTGCTCCCATTCCACTCAGATCAGCAAACTTCATAAATAACACTAACTCAGCCATTAAGACACCGACTCCGACTAATCCTTTGGCTAAGTCGGCAAGATCTAGACCTCCTAACTGTTTTACAGCTTGGGTAAGGATTAATATTGCAGTCCCAAATATAACAAAACCAACCGACGCTGCTATTAAGCTTTTAGAACTGGTTTCTAGTAATTTTGTTGCTCCTACTAATATGCCAGTCAAACCAGCTATAGCAGCAAGACCTTTTGCTACTCCATTCCAATCAAGACTAGATAATTTCTCCATTGCCGATGCAAGTATGAGAACTGCTACAGATAAACCTATCATTCCAGTTGTGAGTGCACTAATTGCAAAGAAACCTTTAACCCCCGCAATAGCATTAAATACGGCCATAGCACCAAAGAGTTCAACAAACATTGCTGTCATAGCAGCTAAGGAAGTAGTAAGTTTTTCTGAATCAATCATCGATATAGTCAGAAGAGCAGCAGCTAATATACCTATAGATATAGCAATTTTTAATAATACATTCGCTTTTAAATTGGACTGATAAGCTTCAAGACAACCTCTAACTCCATCAAAAATACCGGTAATACCAGATAAGAATCCTCCAGCACTATCTGTTATTTCGGTTAATGAATCTATGAACTTTTTAATTCCATATAATATTGCAGCAAATAAGCCACTGTTTATGAAATCAAATATAGAATTGAAATCAGAGTCATTTAGTGATTTAAATATACTGGCACTCAATCGACTAAGTATCTCACCGATTGTAGATGCTAAATTGTAGAAGAAAGAAAGGAAACTTTTAAAAGCTTCACCCAGTTTAATTAAGGGTTGAAATCTCTTTTCTATTTGTTCAGTAAACTCGTCAATACCAGTCAAATCTGGTGTCCTGACAGCTTTAAAAGCATTTGCTATCAGATCGGTAAACATTACAATTCCTTCTGCGACTGGTATTAAAACTTTACCGATATTTTGAATTGCGACGTTGAATGTATCCGAAGACTTTAATGCATCACGAATAGCAACTATAAAATCTCCAATACCTCCGGTTACCGAAAGAAAGTTACCGGTAACTGGAAATAATGCTTTAACAAGAGAAAGAAGACCTCCAACAATTGCTGTTAAAGCCATCTTACCAATATCAAGAAGAGCGAAGAAACCTTTGAATGTGTCTTTAATGTTTTTTGCAGTTTCGTCTCCTATTTTGAGGGTTTCTGTAAAATTCTTAAGTCCTTCTGTTATAGAGACTAATTGAGCACCAGTTATCGAAGGAAAGATTTCTCTAAAAGCTTCTCCAATAGGTTTTAAAACTCGTCCCAATGCTTCAAACGAGTTTCTAAATGAATCAATAAGTGCTGCACGACCACCATTGTCTTTCCAGAATTGCAATATCTCGTTACGAGCATCTGCTGATTTATCGATGAGACCGCCGAATACATTACTGATTTCAGTAAAAAGATCTCTAGCTTCCTCGAAATCGCCAATAATAAGTTCCCAGCTTTTACCCCATCCAGACTGAGCAGCTTCCTTCAAAGTGTCCCATAACTGAGTAAAAGTCTTGACTTTAGTGGCGGCATCTTCCATGGCTTGAGCTTCAGCAATAAGAGCATCAGCCTGCTCCTGAGTCCATTTACCAGACTCCATCATACTCTTGGCGTATTTTGTCGCACCCTCGACAGTGAATTTACTCAAAGTCTGATTCAAAATTTCAGCGGAAAGCCATCCTTCATGCAACGAATCTCTAAACGAACCATTTTTTTCAATAATTTGGTCTACGTTAATACCATATTCTCTAGCTGTCTGCTTAAGAGCTTCCTGAAACTTTTCGCCACCCATACCAGCATTGACGACTGAATTCCAATCCATAAGTTTTACTGTACCAGCCGCTATCGCCTGAGAAAGCTGGTACATTGCCGTAGATGCCTGCTGCGAAGACGAACCGGATGCTGCCGCTAAGTTAGCAATACCTTGAATGGCTTTTGCTGATTCTTCCAAACCAACTCCAGCAGCCGTGAAGGTACCGATATTGCGGGTCATCTCAGCGAAGTTGTAAATCGTCTTATCGGCATATGTATTTAACTCGTCGATGACTCGCGTAATGTCCTCCATGGTTGTACCCTTACTCGCAGTATTGGACATGATCGTCTGGATAGCGTTGATCTTAGTTTCATACTCTGAGAAACCAGTCTTTATCGGATCAATAGTTAAAGCTGAAACGATCCTCTTTCCGGCATTAATCGCAGAATTGGTGATATTTGCGAGGGCTGTTACTGCTATGACCTCAAGAGCCGAAAACTTCATACTAACTGATTCTACGGTCCCGCTAAGTCCTGACATACTGTCATAACTTCCGGTCATATTCAAACTTTGTTTAAGTTTATCAAGAGTTGACATTGTGGCTTTGACATTTGACTCAAATTGTTTATTGTCAAACTGCATCTCAACAACTCTTGAATCGATTGTCCTGCTCATAGCTTAGTAACCTCCCTCCATGCTTCATTTACGATTTTGTCAAAAATAGGCTGGATAGCAGGATTGATATAGTCTCGCCCCTGTACCCAGCCGCCGTTTCGAGTTCCATGACCATACTGTAGAATAATAGCAATTGGAACTCCATTTTGAATATTTGAGTTATAAAAAGTAATCTTTGCCGATCCTTGTTTGTTGGTTATCTCATAACGCCACGAATCAGCTGTGAGACCGGAATCGACAGGTGTTGCAGACGCAAGGGCGGCTACTCCCTCCCGACCATACTTGTCGAGATCTCCGAGATGTACAGCCTCTTTGGCTTTCTCCAAGAAACGTGTCAATTTAGAGAAATCACCCTTTTGTCTAAACTTTATCATACAAAATTCTCCTTTTATAGAAGTTAAGTTGTATCACTGTTTGACGTTGAGACACTTGTATTCTTCGAAATGGTATCAACAATAGTCTCTATAGCATCTGATATTGTTTTCAGTTCTTCATCGCTATCTTCAAAAGCAATCTTAATAGCAGCAACGAGTTCCTCCACAGAAATCTTTTCGTCACTATTAGAGTCCGCATATACAATCCTCAGCTTGAACTTCTGGTAGATGTAGATAGAGGCAGGGATTATCGCGATGATTGCGCTAGCAATGATCGAAGCGGTATTGTTGCTCCCATAAATCAGATTGACTGCCGCGAGAGCAAATGCGCCAATAACAGTCCATAGTGTCGCGCTCGTTTTAAATTTCGTAATAATAGTGTTCATTATTATCCCCCCATTCTAAATTGATGGGCTATTATAGTTGCCCCAGCTATCCTGCTTGAAATTAGCAGCCTTTGCTGATTCAAAAGTTATTCCACCCTCTCTGTGATCCGACTTCGCAAGGTTGAGATACCCAGTAAGACCGGCTCCGATGATTACCTCGGCCAGACCGACGGCAGCCGTAAGCCACGCTGCCGTGGAAGTATACTCGTTTCTAATGCAGTAATACATCAGGACGAGAGTCTCCTGTGCGATGATAAATCCAACAAGCACGACCAGAAGTGTCATTACCTTGCTCCATTCGGGCTTTTTCTTCACAGGTGCGGCGGTTTTATGCTTGCCCTGTTCCATTATACTTTACCTATGAGCTGGGCGAAGCGGTAAAGCACCGTTACAAACTG